CTTCTGTTGCAGTCATGCTGCCGCCAGTTTGCGCCATCATAAGCTGATCAACGAAAAACGCCTGCCTGATTGCATTGCGGCGCTGTTCTTCCATCGCCAAGCCCAAAGGATTATTAGCGCCGATCTGCAACGGCTCAAGCCTGTCACGGGTGCCTGCACGGTAAAAGTTAAGTGATCCCGGCGTTGTTCTGACAGGCAGCATAAAGCCGTCATCTGGCACCATAAGAGGTGGATCAATCTGCTTTTGTGCAGCCCTGATCGTCACCTCAGACATTTTATTCAACATTTTGGTATCTGGCAGAGCGTTCATTGATACGGATCTGCCATAGGTTGATACAGAATCCTTATTGAATCTGGGCACCATGAAGCAAAATTCATCGTAACCGCCTTCACTCAGCAGCTTTTTGCCGTCGAGAGCGTAATAGATTGACGCAAACGGCTTATCTTTGGCAAACTTACCGCCGGTTTCACCCCTAGGAAACACAACGTGGATCACGTCATGCTCGTTGTAAGGCTCATTTTTAAGGTCTTTTGCGCACTTTTGCGGAAGGTTAGCCTCGCCAAACCTCTGGGCCATAGCGCGGGCAGTCATTTTAAACTTACGATAGACGGTATCTACCTTGCCGTTGCTATCCTCAGATATGTAAATCTCAGCAATGTGACGGCTGCTGAAGCTTAAACCGTCCGCATCCCCCTCAACGTACAGCGCAGCAGTGCCAAACACCACCAAGTCATAATACAACTCATGTATTTCTTGCTGGAAGTTGCTGCGATTAAACGCTTGGTACATCTGATCTATGGCTAGCTCTAACCATTCGTTTGCCGCGTCATTGCCTTGCAATGCTGGATCACGATACCGCATTGAAAACCACGGCGTTGACGGTGAGGTCAGCATGCCGTGCAAGCTAGACGCCAACAATTCAACGGCGTGAATGGCTGTGCCGTCAAAAATGCGCTCTGTGCGCTTATCGCCTTGGGTGCGCTTGCGGGTTATGTCGGCTTTTCTGGGCAACATATAGTCAGCCAGTTCCTGCCAATGGTTTTCCCAATTGCTGCGCTGGCCTTGTAGCTGCTTAAACCGGCGGTCAAGCCGGGCAATCATTGGGGATACTTCCATCAGGCTAGTCCAAAGCTTTTCATCATTGATTTGCGCTTGGCCTTCTTCGGATCACCGCCCATCGTGCGGCCAGACATCTTTTGATTTAACCGCTCAAGCGGATCAACGGTGCTAATGCTTGACGCTGGTTGGCTGGATTTAGCACCCATATCGCCAGCAACGTTTTTCTTTTTGGAATACATCATTTTATCATCCCCATTAAAGAGCGCCGCCTGCGCAAGGAAGGTTGGGTCTGTGACAGTAAGCCTTGGCTGCTGGTGGCAATGGTTGAATCGCGGTCAACCTTTCCAGTTTTGCTGGCTGTTGTGGCTGGCTCTGGTTCGTCAGAAATGCCTTGATTGGATGTGGCGATGGTTGACTTGCGGCCCAAATTGGTAATGGGCGTTGCAGTAGATGCCGCATCTGCGCCAATAACAGCAGCCTCAGCAGCGCCCATTCCAATGGTGTCAGGATCTGGTGGGGTTACTGTTGCGCTAGACCCGGCTGCGGCTGCTGTGCCTGCGGCGGCGGGTGCTGCTGTAGGGGCTGCTGTAGGGGCAACGTAATCTAAATCTCTGATGCGCTTGCCAGATGCGTCACGCTCGTCACCATCACGGGCGGATGAACGGGCTGTGGCGGCTGAAGCGGCGGTCTTACGGTTTCTGTTCTTGGTTGCGTTAGTGCGGGAATTAAATGATTCATCTTTTGGCTTTGCGCCAACAATCATCGCTAGATCATTTGCAACCTGACCACGGATGCCCAACTTATAAAATTCAGCACCGCCGGGAACAGATTCACGCGCTGCTTGCTTTTCGCTGTTGCTATCTCGATTGGCTGATGCACTTCCACCCATAATTTTCTCCTATGCCGCAAACGGGTCGTACTGCATCTCAGCCTGTCGCTGGGGTGCGCGCTGCGTATCGCGTGTTTCTCGTATTCCAACCGCCAAATAACGAAATGAATCGGCGGCGTGTGACGACCAATCGTGAACGGGGGATGCCCTAAACGATCTGGTGCGCTCATTATAAGCACGGTGATATTGGCGTAGTGCCTCAAGCCCTGCCTTCGTGCGCTCCCGGTCAAAGTAACACCGGGGTATCAACATCTGGGCTGCGTGAATGCCGTCCTCAAGCGGTAACTTAGGCACGACACGAAAGTTCAAGCCAAGATCCCATGCAATCTCGCGGCGTGATTTACCTGAGCCAAGTTCTCTGACCTCAATGTCATGCGGGGCATAGTGATTGCCATACACATAACGCCGGTCAGTCAGCATCTTGCAGTAATGCGGTAAGCCCTCGCCGCGCGCCTCGTAAAAATCTATAACGTGAATTGCCCTGCCGACAGTTTGGGTAAACCAGACTGATGTGCTGTCGCCAATTCCGAGGTCAAAAAACGTATCAACCCGGTGCGCTGGATCATACGGCACATTGCATATTCTGCCGTCAGCTTGCGCAGTCTCTAGCTCTTTGCCGTATATCGCGCCGGGGACATTTGCATTCCAAGAGCATTCAAATTCTTGCGCATACTGATCAGCGCTCATCATCTTTTGCGCGGCTTCAAGTTCCTCTTGATCCAGAATGCCGGTCTCACTGGCCTTGTTAACTACGCACAGCCAATCATCGTCAACAGATGCTTTCTCGTACAGCTCGTAAAACGCATTGTGACCAGCAGGGGTGCCGATCATGCAGCACCAACCTTTGTGGTCGCTCAAGGCAGGGCGCAGGATCTCAGGAAACACAGTCTCAGATATGGATGCGTACTCATCCATTACGCAGCCCATAAGGTATAAGCCGCGCAAACTTTCGTAATTCTCAGCGCCAAGCAGGGATATGCGGCCACCAGTAGGTAAATCGCAGCGTAGCTCAGTTTCATGGAACTTAACGCCGGGGATCTTGCCAGCAAATTCTTTCAGGTAATCCCAAGCTACCGATTTTGCCTGACGAAAGGTGGGTGCCATGTAGGCATACCGGGGTCGCGGATGTGGCGACATAATGCAATCACGCAAGATGTGATTAATGGCCCACACAGTTTTGCCAAAGCGGCGGTGGCTGACAATAACGCCCCACCGCTTCGCCTGCATCTCAGCGTGGAGAGCAGCCTGCAAAGGTCGAGGTGAATATGGAATTACGATTTCCACAGAAAGCGGCTCCTTGCGGCAGTGGATGTGTCTGGTTTGAGATAGGGTTTACGTAAAAAGTCGGGCGGTCGGCGCTGGCGGGGGGTGGGGTGTGCAACTATAGGTAGAAAGCTGATCATTAATTTAACATAATGATTATTATGCGACAAATGCCCCATTGATTTCATTGGATAATTTAATTGATGTCAGAGTTTTGCAGGTAATTGCAGCGGGTCAGCGCAGTGCTGCGATTTCGCGCGCGTAGCTCGGCGGCTTTGGATGCAGGTCGATACGGACCTTTTAGCCTTCAGCGACCTCTTGAGCGTCAAGAGCTATGTCGGCGCCCGCCCAAGTTATAGTTATCGCCTGCTGAACTGGCGCATCCTCTTTACGATCCCTCACCCCGTTTGGCTGGGATCTTGAGGTTGTCCACTTTAACGTTTCAATTTCAAGTTTACGCCTGTTCACTTCGGCATGCAATATCCTTTGATCAGCGACTTCAGGCAAAGGCGACCTTGCCAGACTGTTGATCACGTCGGCATAATATTCAGCTTGCAGAACCCGCCCGCGTCTATAGATCTCGTAACATTCTTCATCGACAAGCACAGCGTCGGTTATCGCGCGATAGCTGGGAATTTCGGGATCTTTGCAAATGTCGATCAGAGTCACGCCTTCGGACAAACGCTCTGCGATTTTGCGCATGATTGCCGGAGTGCATTTGCGCTTACGTCCAGCCATTGCACACCCTCCAAAAAAAATGACGCCCACAAAGAGCGCCGTTCATACAGTTCTAAATATAATTAATGCTATTGTATCGTTGATAGGCATATCTGCTGCAACAGGTCAACCCCATAAAAAAAACAGCGACACCTTAAAAAAATGTCGCTGCCAAGTTAAAGAGGCGAAATGGTCCCAAACAAGATCTAATTAGCATATTTAGTTTTGAACGCCAAGCCAAATCTGCTATGCTTTACGTGAAGATCAGCGGCCTTAACCAACGCCTCAACGTCGGTGCGAATAGAATGAATGACATTCCGCCCGCTGCTGATCTTCACCAATTTAATTAAACTAATGTATTGACAACAGGGGCGACAGCCCCTATATAGGTATCACAGAGGCAATGTGCCCTCGCCAATTTAGGAGATGACAGATGACAACTTTATACGCTCAAGCCTATGATATTACAGCGACAGGCTTTTATTTCTCAAATATGGCCGATTTTGATGCAAATTGCGCCGCAAACGTGAACGATTATGGAGAGACCGTCGAAGAATACGAAATACAACTAATCGAGTCAGACGCTACAGGCTGGGCGATTGCAGACGCTATGAAGCTTGACCAATGCAATATTATGCAGTTTTTTGACTACATTGACCAAGCACCGGACGAACACGATGTGATAGCCTTTTGCATTGCCATCGGAGATAATATTGCGAAATTGCGCAAAGACACTGCAATTGATGAATTTACCGATAATATGATTATCTACATAGCGGACAGCATGAAAGAACTTGCAGAGCAGTTCATTGATGAAGGCATGCTTGGCGATATTCCCTGCCATTTGCAGCATTACATCGACGTAGACGCCTATGCTCGGGATCTACGCTATGCCTACAGCGAAGCAAACGTGCTTGGTCTTAACGTATTTTACCAAGCGGGGTAAGAGCAATGACAAAGCAGCAGGCACTCGCCCAGCTCACCCGCGCCGATGCTGACTTGCGGCAAGCTGTGGTTGATCTGATGATCAGCCCGACAGACGCTAGACAGTACCACGCGCAGATAAACGCTCAGATAATCAATTTGACTCTCACAGGTCGATCAGTACGCTAATAAATGGGGCATCATGCCCCGCCAACCAAGGAGATATACTATGTTTAAAGGTGCAATTTACAAATCAGACGGACGCGAAGGCAACTGTTGGGGCTGGGAATATGCAAAAGTTTTAGACATACGCTCTGGCCGTTCAATTCATTGGACCCCAGACTTTGACCGCGATGATGAAAAACATTCTCATTTTTGGAATGATATGCCAAGCGGAGACATCAAGCTTATTGTTGATAATCGCCTCAATGTTGTCGTCTATTTTTATAACTTAGAGGCCAAGCCTGACACATCACAACGTTCAATAATTGAGATTGATGAACTTGAATTTTGCGAAGGTATAGAAATGCATTACAGCTTAATAAGCATTGACGGGGTATCAGAAGATGAATGACCTTAAAGTAATTCTGAGCATGATCGACAGCCACGGAGACACTTGGCTATATCCGTACCCTACCACTGACGAAGCTGAAAAAGCGTTAGAGGCAATCAAACTTCTGTCAGATGATGCGGGGGATGAACTGCAATTAGAAGTCATCCCGCTCGAAACGTACACAAATCACGCAGAACTGGTCGATGAGTGGACAGGCAAGTTGCTGCATGATCGAGCGCGGAACATCGTCCAACGCATAAAAGCGTGGAATAAAGTCGATGTTAAACAACTGCGTAATCTAGTCACCGAATTGTATGCGCTACGTGACGAGTATGGTGAGCCGCTAGATACGCAGAATTATCTAGATATGTCTTCGCTACCCAGTGCCGA